ATTAAATATAGTGTCATTATCTAAATTACTAAAATACGGTGTTGGCTTAATTAAATCTTTGCTATTTAGATTAGTTTCAACCGCTTCATTTGATTGCAAAGGCTCTAAATCACATCTACATTGATAATGATTTTGTGGCTTGTAAGTGTTCCAAAAGGGGTCGTTTGTTGGCTTAACAATACCGTTTAATCTTCTGCATATTTCAGAAGTGTTTTTATCCATAAAAGCAACGTATCGCAATAATGGGAACGCTTCCGAACTATTTTGTAAGTTTTGCCAATCTAGTTTGTTTTTAGCACTTATTTGAGCATCTGAATACTCAACTTGTAACCAACGCTTATTAAACTTTTCATCAACTGCTAATGCTAATTGCTCAAACTCTTTATAAGGTATTATTTTACCATCTCTAATAATCAAATTTTGTGTTTCTAAAACATAATTAAATGTTTTTGCTCCACTAAATAGATAAATATTTTCTCTTAACAATAATGCTGTTTCTTTACCTAATTCTCCAAACTCAAAATTAATATAATCAATTTTTGCCCCAGCTTCAACGCCGCTTAATAGCTTATTTGCTGTTGATTTATATAATTCTATTGGTAAATTTTCAACATTAATATTACCGTTGTAAATATCTTTAATCATAAAGATTTTTGATTGATTGACTAACTGGCTGTACTACTTTTTGAGTTTTTAATCCTGTTTTTTCAAAGATAGTTTTATCATCTATGTAGTGACCAGCTTCATTTAAAGTTTTAACCACGTTAGCGAATAATTGATTAACCGTACTTTCACTTTCTAACTTTTCGGTTTTCTCATGAGTGTTTACAAATTGGAATTTATACCCTAATGGAATATTAAAACCAATTGCACGTAATTTGTCAAAAAAAACATCGTTAATTTGATATTCTACAAATCTGTTGTCCGAAACTTCCAAACTCTCCAAAGCATCTTTAACCTCATCATTTGAGCCTAACTTACCACTTGTTGAGTCAATTGCATCAGCGTGACCTAAAATAATTTTACTTATCTTTTTTTCACATCTTGCTTCTAAGTTATCAAAACTATTATAACCACTACCTGCGTTTTTACTTTCAATAAATTCTATTTCATCTGTGGGGTCTAGTAATACAGAATTATTTGATGCCATATTTGCTATACCTTGTTCTAATATGTCACGTTCTTCACCTTCCATTTTAAAAGACTTAGCAACAACAAAAGGCATAATAAATTTTTCTACAAAATCTGAATTATAACCTAAATTATTACGAATAGCAATTGCATACGGTGTAACTGAATAAAGTAAACCATACCCACATTTAGAGTAACCTAAATTATCAAAAGTATCTGTATATAGACTCCAATTTTTTACATCTGAATTAACAAAATCAATACCATTTGAAGCATTTTGGTAAGGTAGTAATAAGTTTGTATCAGGTTGAATTAAATCTCTCCTAATCGTTTGTAATCCTGTAAGTTTATTATCTTGAACTCCTGTCCAATTTATTAAGCTATAACCAAAATATAAAGCATCTAAAATACTATTTTGAACTAAATAAAACCATTTTTCATTCAATAAAGCTGTTAATTTTTCGTCTGTTTCGCCTTTTTCGCTTACTATTGCATACTGTTTTTTTAATGTTAAGTTTTTACGTACATTAATACAAGCCTGAACGTGACCATCCAAGATAGTATCTTGATATAATTCTTGCATTTTATATCTTGTACGGTATTCTAATTTACCGTTTTCAGCATCTTTAACAGCTTGTCTTAACTTTTGAATATCTCCTTTAGTTCTGTTTGAACCTAAAAAAGCCATTCTATTTTTGTCAAGGTCTTTTTCTACCTTTTTTTTATTAAATATATTGTCGAAAATTCCCATTATAAATATGTATTTATGTTTTTAGGACTTGAATTAAATCTTGTTGAACGCCCTTGAATTGGCTGTAATGTTGGCAAATCATGGATAACCGCTTGACCTCTTTGTGCTTGTTCCAAAAATGCCATTGCCTGGTTAAATTTATCAATTCTTATTTGTGGTATATTTTTAGGACTTATTCTTGTATGAGCATGGTATATTGCAATATCCACGCAAAGGTTATAAATTATTACACTTCGATTGTCTCCTTTGGTATAAAATGCTGTATTGGTTACTGCTTGCCCTGTTACGCTATAAGGCTGTAAAGTCCAATAATTGGTATTACTTGGTAGTATTCCTTTATTAGCATTATTACAAATATAGTTTTGACCTCTATAATAAACAATACTACCTAAATTATAATATTCAGTAGCTATGTAAGATTTTTCTTTTTGGGTTACAAAATAATAATCATTTCCACTATAAACAAGTTGATTAATTCCGTAAACATCATTGATATTAAATAATTTAGTATCTCTAAATTCTTCTAAGCAATCATATTTTTGAACTAATTTACCTATAATTTCAGCCTGTGCCAATGCTTCCGATTGCATTTGAACAGATACATTATTTGATATAATCTGTTGCCAGTTAACATCCTGTATATGGCTTAAATAGTCTAGTTGTGTTAAATATCCCATACCGCAAATATATTAATTAATATTCGTTTTTTCGTTTTATTGCAACGTGTTTAAAATTTATTTTTTTACCCCCCGCTAAATAGTTTTGATATTCGTTTGCAAATGCTACTGTAATAATATATCTTTTACAATCGGATTGATGCCCGAACTCCTCAAATGTTACGCCTGTTACCTTGTTTTTTACCTTTGTTTTTTTAATAGTTCCGTCACTATCCTCTAAGGCATACGTATAATCATTAATTGATTTTTTGCAATTACTACCAATGATTATTTTAATATCGTTATCATCTGCATAAATTTGATTAATAAAGCCCCCACTTTGAACGATTGAAGGGTTTACACTTTGAAGCCTTAAACTTGGTTTATAATCTCTTAAATAACCTAAAATATCAGTAAAAAAGTTTTCCCCCTTTTCTTTTCCTGTGTCTGCTTTCCATGAAGTACGGTCACCGTAAATAAACAATCCTTTTACTTTTGGGTATCTTGCTATAAATTCATTGCAAGTATGTTTTCTGGTATTGCGTGGATCTTCTAAGCAAATTTCATCTATTTGTATAGCTTGTTTACCTATTATTTGCCAAACCAAACAAGTAATATAAGGGTTTACGTTCTCATCGAAAACTAAATGTATAGGGTATTCAGGATTGAAATTTACATTTTCAATATGTTTGTTTGTATTAAAGTTTTTCCAAAACTCGCCACCTGTACGCAAACGCCCCCAGTTACCTAAACCGTAAATTTGATAATAATTAAAATCTTTTATTTTGTCTTTCTCAAAATCTTCTATTGTATGTTTGTCGTAAAATTGTGGACCAACAATAAAATGATTATTCAAATAGGTTACTTTATAAACAACGAAATTACTATTAGCGTGTTTACTTGTAATATTTGTATTGGTTTGTATTTCGGTTAAGTTTTCACTATCAAATAGTTTTTTTAACCAATGGTCTTCACTAATTGGATTAAATAAACCTATAATTTGTTGATTAGATTCCCCCCTTAAACGTTTTCTAATTTGTTTTAAATCTTCTTCATCAAATTGGCTTATTTCCTCTAAAATAACTCTTTTAAAACCTGTTAAGCCTTTTATCTTTTCTGCATCATCTAAACCCCTAAAACGAATATAAGCACCTGTTAATAAACACTCAATATAGTTTATTTGGAACTTAAATAAATGGTTTAGTTCCCACTCAGTAATAATCTTTTGAAAGTCTGAATAAATACTATCTTTAATGTCACAACCGTATTTTCTTAATATCATTGTGTTATCTGTTAATGATAACATTCTAATAATTAGTAATTGAACTACTGTATAGGTTTTAGATGCTGACGAACCACCATACGCAAAAATAAACCTTATATCATTATTTGCAAAATCATCTTGCAAATGATAAAATAAGTCGTTAAAAAGGTCACTATCAAACTCAATGTCATTCGTCACGTTTTTTAACCGTTATTCTTGTTATATTTTGCTCAACATTAGCGTCTAACTCAATAGATTGTTTTGATTTACCCTCGAGCCTGTCAATTATTTCTTTGTAACTTGCTAAATCGCCTTGTATAGCGTTTGCTAGTTGTTTTAAGTGCATAATTTCAGCCATTGTAAGTTTTTCTTCTATACCATTCAAAGGATTAATCATATCCTTTTCAATACTCAAAAATCTATTTAAAATAGTTTTTGAACTTATATCTCTTTTTACCCTATTTTCAGGCTGTCTATCTTTTGAAAATTGAGTACTTTTATTTGGAAATTCACCCATAGTTTACACCGTTAATGTACCGTAATATGCAATAATGTTGCATTATTTAAAAGGGCATATCTTTTGTAGGCTTTTGAACCGAACTATACTTACCTAATACTGCACTTTTACCAGCCTTTGTTACTTTGTTGGCATTGATATAAACAGCTTTTTGTTTAGCGTTTCCGCCTAATCCTTCATAAGTTGCCATAATTTAGTTCTTATAGGTTTATTGATAGTTTTATAATAATTTAATATTTTGTCGTGCATTTCGTCGTAAAAATAATATAAATCGTCGTTATTTTCAATACAAACTTGTTCTATATTATTTGAACTTCTTAAATTAGCACTACCATGAATACAAAATTTAGTTCCTAATACTGTTTCAAATGTAATAATTTTACAGTGTGTACCTGCTACTGCTAATTGAAATTTATTATCAATATCTAATTGATTATAAATAAATGGTATTAGTTGATGTTTTTCATGTGAATAAAAGAAATCTGAAACTATTAAATTAAGCTCTTCAATATATCCATTTTCTAATAAAACAGCCATACTTTCAATATTATCTTGTGATAATGATAATGTTGAAATAGTCATTTTTTTAACTTTGATTTGATATTTAACAAACAATTCAAATATCATATCAAAAAATTGAAAGTTACCATTTAAAATACAGTGTATTCTACAATCTTTTTCTAAAGTAACATTTTCAAAAAATGTTTTAGCATTATTTGATTTTACGAAAGAATCTTTTTGTTTTATTTTATTTGGTTTACAAATTCTACTATTTACAATAGAATCACTTTCAATATTTAAGTCTATATTGAAATCTAAATCTAAATCAATATTAAAGTTTAATTCTAGTTCGTCCATTTACCCAAAATTAAATAAAAAAAGCATACTAAACAAGCAGTATGCTTTCTTTCAAAATATTCATATTATAAACTGTATTTAGTGGATATTCTTGTAAGTAACCTCTACGCCATTCATTATACTGGACCAACACTTTATAATTATAATCTATTATTGGTTTAATAGCTATTGCAATAGTGTGTATTGCTATTCCTATCTCTTCAGGTGTATAATCGTTTAGTATATCATCTAAAATATACTTAACGTGTGCTTTACAAATGGTTTTAGCTTGTTCTATTTTCATTTTCTATTTGTTTTTGTAGTTGCTTAATTGCTTGAAATACTTCATCAACTTGATTAAAGTCAATGTTTAATTCTGAGCCTGTCATATTACATTCTAAACGAATAAAATAACCACCCGCATCATCTTGTAACGATACGTTTATATTATTTTCACCAAAAGCGATATTATCGTTTTCGTTGTGAACTGTTAATGTTTTAATGCTTATCATTGTTTGAAAGTTTCGTTGTAATACAAAATAGCGTCGCTTTCCATTGCAAACTCATTGCTGCACTCTTTTTGTCCTTCGTAATGAGCATCAATCAAATCTTGTTTTTCCATTGGTAAACGATTTTTAGCAAGTTCAATTATAGATTTAATTGTTTGTTTTTCTTGTTCTGTTAATTTGATATTATTAACTAATGGATATTCTAATTCATTAATTAAATCTTGTAATGCTGTGTTTTTCATATTACAGTTTCGTTTAGGTAGTCAAATAAAGTTGTATCTTTTTGATTCCAAGCATCTTTTACAATTGGTTCTAATTTCATATGATTAAATAATAATTTATTACTTAATTCAGTTTGTTGATTTAGTCCTAAAACTTTGATTACTTCCATTAGTAAATCTTGTTCAATCACTACGCAGTCTTTAATTTTTGCCATAATATTATTTAATTTTAATTGTGCAAGTTAGTGGTTGGTATTTCAACATAAATTAATTCTTTAAACTGTTCTAAATTCCTAATAACATAATATTCATGTCCTAATTTTGTAACACGTTCTTGAAAATCTTTTTGAAATTCACTTTGATACCCTTTTTCAGTTTTAAATTCAACAAACAGTACTTTGTTAGGTAAAACTATTATTGTGTCGCTTACACCACGTAAAAGCCCAATATTTACAAACTTTTGTTGTTGTGAATTACTTTCATTTGGCACACTAAACATTATCGCCCTATTTTCGTGTGATTTTAAGCAATAATTATTGTTAAACCATACGTAACACTGTGCTTGTATGCTTGATTCTGATACTTTTTTCATGTTTAGGTAACTTTTATTTTATAACTTATTGATTATTAATGGTTACCTTTTTACCTAAAAAAAATAAAACTTGTTTCTATATATATGATTATATTATTATGTAAGTGTATAATATATATATAT